TACCACCCAAAGCAAATGTGAGAACACGGACGCATACGGGATCTGCCTGACGCAGAAAGCCATGAAAGCCCTCTACGCCAAGTTCGACCCGGACGGCAGCATTCGCAAGCACCTCCGCACAGCCGATCAGCACCGGCTCAAGGACAAGCTCCACGCCAGAATCACCGCCGACGAGGCCTCCCAGCTCCGAGCGCACCTTGCAGCTGATGGCTACAACACCGTACAGGATTGGCTCACAGATGTTGTACGCGATTACATCAAGAAAGGAGAATCCGAATGAAAGGCGTTGTCGTGACAACGAATCACGAGGTTCGCGTTGAGGATTTCAGCGATCCCCTCTACAAAACCGTTGGCTCTGCCGTTGGTGGCTACATCGAGCATGTTCACCCGATGCGTCTTGCCCGGCCGTTTTGCATGATCGTCAACGAAGAAGGGCGGCTACTGGATCTTCCATTGAATCATATTGGCTCTTTCTTCTATGGCACAGACCAGCACGGCGAGCCGATCGTCGGCAACATCGTGGTCATGAAAGACGGCTACCGTAACGGCGAACCGGACATTGTCGGCCTCGACGATTCGGAGGTCGAGCGAGTCAAATACACCATTTCCACACTGATGAGCATGATGAATTTGCAGCCGAAAGGAGACAACACATGATCGTAAACGTTCATTACATCGACGAAAAGACCGGCACCATCCGCAGCAGCGGCACTTACAGCTACCGCTGCAGCATCCCGAACGCCTCCGTCGGAATGGAGGTCATCGCCCCCACGGCCAAGCGCGAGGCCCGCGCCGTGATCTGCGAGATCGACGTCCCGGAAAGCCGCATCGACAAGCGGATCTTGCCGCTTCTGAAAGAGATCACGCAGGAGGCGCCCGCCGATGGAGAATAACCTGATTGTCGTTAAGCAGCTCCCGATCATCGAAGATCAGCTTCGGCAGGTCAAGACTTCTGTTGACGAGCGTGTTGCGCAGGTGCTGGCGCTGGCCTGCACCGAAGCTACCTACAAGGACGTCAAGAAAGCCCGCGCCGAGCTGAACAAGGAGTTTCAGGACTTGGAGGCTCGCCGCCGTGAAGTCAAAAAGGCTATCCTTGCTCCGTATGAGGCCTTTGAAAAGCTCTACAAGGAATGTGCGGCCGACGCTTTCACCAAGGCAGACGCTGAGCTGAAAGCCAAGATCACTTCCGTTGAGAACGGCATCAAAGGCGCGAAGCGTGACGAAATCGTCGCGTTCTACAACGAATACCGCGCGAGCTTGAATATCCCCGAAGACATCGCGCCGTTTGAGCGCTGCGGCATCAATATCACGATGTCCGATTCTCTTAGAAAGCTGCAAGGACAGGCTTCCTTGTTCTTGCAGAATGTTTCAAACGATCTGCGGATGATTGAAACACTGGAGCACAAGGATGAGATCTTGGTTGAGTACCGTAAATCGCTTTCCGCGCCAGAAGCGGCACTGATCGTTGACCGGCGTCACAAAGAGATGGAAGAAGCCGCTCGCCGCCGCGCAGCCATGAAATCCGCGCAAGAGGTTCAGGAGGCTGCACAGGCAAAAATTGAAGAAGTCCTGAACGAAGAACCGGCCGCACCTGTTTCTGCTCCCGTTGAGCAGCCTATCCCCACCGAGGCCCCCGCCGAAAAGACCTATCAGGTTTCGTTCCGCGTCCGCGGCGGCATTGACAAGCTGAAAGCACTCAAAGAATTTCTCGTAAATGGAGGTTACGACTATGAGCAGTTCTAACATCGCGCCTGCGAAGAAGCAGACGTTCTCCGTCGCCATCAGCACGGAATCCTACCAGAACCTTATCCGCAACACCCTGAAAGACCCGAAACGTGCAAACCGCTTTATCGCATCGATCACGTCCGCCGTCGCTATTACCCCGGCACTTCAGACTTGTGACCCCGGCTCCATCCTCGCCGGTGGTCTGCTGGGCGAAGCGCTGAATCTTTCTCCCTCGCCGCAGCTCGGCCAGTATTATCTCGTTCCGTTCAAGCAGAAAGCCAAGTATGACCGTGAAGGTCACCTGCTTTCGCCCGAATTCTCCAAAGCACAGTTTGTCCTCGGTTATAAAGGCTATGTCCAGCTCGCGCTCCGGAGCGGCCAGTATTCCGATCTGGACTGCATGGAGATTCGGCAGGGCGAATACCTCGGCAAAGATCCGCACACCGCGAAGCCGCAGTTCAAATTCATCGAAGACGATGATCTCCGCGAGTCGCTTCCGATCGTCGGCTACATGGCTTACTTCGAGTATCTGAACGGCTTCCGCAAGTGCATCTACTGGTCGCGGGAAAAGATGCTCAATCACGCGGATACATATTCGCAGGCGTTCAGCAAAGACGCCTATGACAAGATCCAGAACGGCCAGATCGCAGACAAGGATATGTGGAAGTATTCGAGCTTCTGGTACAAGGACTTCGACAGCATGGCGAAAAAGACGCTTCTTCGCCAGTTGATCTCCAAGTGGGGCATCATGTCCACGGAAATGCAGCAGGCGCTCGCTGACGATTCCGGCATTCCGGCTGTTGACCCCAGAACCGGTGAAATCATTACAGACCATTCCGACGAGCTGGAGCTTACGACCGACGCTCCGCAGCCGGCCGTTGAGGGCAGCGCCCCGGCACAACTTCAGGAGAACGCCGGTGAACCGGAGCAAATTGACCTCAATTCGCTGTAATGAGTGTTCCGTATGAAGTCCTTGCAACCGGCTCTACCGGCAACGCTGTTGTGATCGACGGGCAGATTCTCGTCGACTGCGGCGTTCCGTACAAGGCCGTGAAGCCAGTTGCAAAAGCTCTCAGGCTTGTTCTGCTGACACATTGGCACGGAGATCACTTCCGAAAAAGCACGCTCCACGCCCTCGCAGCGGACCGACCGGCGCTCCGCTTCGGCTGCTGCCGCTGGATGGTGCGGCCTCTGGTGGAAGCTGGCGTCAAGCCCGCGAACATTGATCTGTATGATTTTGACCGCCGATACAGCTACGGCGATTTCTCGGTCGAGCCTGTGCCGCTGGTGCATGACGTTCCAAACTGCGGTTACAAGCTGCTGCTCCACTCCGGAAAGGTCCTCTACGCCACCGACACAAACAACCTCCACGGTATTTCAGCGCCGAATTTCGACCTCTACCTTCTGGAAGCGAATTACGAGGACGAAGAAATTCAGGCCAGAATCGCGGAGAAAAAGGCAAACGGCGAATTCGTCTATGAGCGGCGGGTGCTGGGGACGCATCTTTCCAAGGCCAAGTGCGACGATTTCATCTATCGGAACATCGGGCCGACCGGCGAGTACGTTTACCTGCACGGCCACGTCGAGGAGGGAAAAGAATGACCGGCTTTTTGAAAGATCTCACCTACGCTCGCAGCGGCGAATACATCTTGTCGATCTATACGCGGGAAAGCTGCAAGGACCTTTGGAAAAACTTCGGCGAGCGCCCGATCACGTTCTCCATTGCGAAAAAAGCCGATCCTCGTGGGCTTCGCGCCAACAGCTACGCATGGGCGCTCATTGAGCAGCTCGCGGCCAAGCTGAAAACCGACAAGGAATCCGTCTACGAGGAAATGATTCGGCGCTATGGCGTCGGTGAAAGCTACATCGACGAAGCCGGGAATGAATGCAAGGTGCTGTTTTCCCTGCGCGACGGTGTGCCGCCGCGGCTTGTGGCCAGACACTATGCCGAAATCGGCGTCGGCTACATCGAGGGCAAGAAATTCATCCACTACCGCGCCCTGAAAGGCACGAGCGAGTACACCGCCGCCGAGATGGCCGCTTTCCTCGACGGCATCATTGCCGAGTGTGAGGAACAGGGTATCCAGACGGCCCCGCCCGAAAAAGCAGCTCAGTACAAGGAGGCGAAGAAGCCTTGACCGTTTATTGCGATTACTGCGGCCACAAAGCCGCGCTGGTCGATGATTCCGAGATCTATGGCCGCAGCTTCGGCCACACCGCGTATCTCTGCAGAAACTGCGGTGCCTACGTCGGCTGCCATGGCCGAACAGACAAGCCGCTCGGCCGCCTGGCTGATGCCACCCTCAGAAAATGGAAAATGGCGGCTCACGCTTCGTTCGACCCCCTCTGGAAAACCGGGCCATTCCGCGGGCGGCGCAAAGCTGCCTACGGCTGGCTCGCTGGACAAATGGGACTTCCGGTTGAAAAGACGCACATCGGTATGTTTGATGTGCCTCAGTGCCAGGAAGTCATCAAGATCATTGAAAAAGGAGATTTCAAAAATGCTCAACTTTGATAAGAAAGACGCTCATGTTTATCCGTTCGACGAATCGCCCGGCGCCGGTATCATCATGGACGTCGATCTGGAACAGCTCATCCGCGAGTCCGAGCGGCTGCGCGTCTGCAAAGCAATCTTCAACTCCTCCAGCATTGAAAACTGGCATCTGCGTGACGCGCTCGAAGCTGTTCTTGCAGAACCTAGCGTTGCCCCTGCCAGCAACGATGTTCCAGAACCGTGCATTCCAGCGCAGGAGGCCGATCATGCTTAACCGCATTGTTCTCATGGGACGTCTGACGCGCGACCCAGAGCTTCGCCGAACGCAGAGCGGCACGGCAGTTGCCTCATTCTCCGTCGCATGTGACCGCGACTATGCAGCACAGGGCGCAGAGCGGGAAACGGATTTTATCGACATTGTTGCGTGGCGCGGTACGGCTGAGTTCGTAGAGAAGTATTTCAGCAAGGGGCGCATGATCGTCGTGGGTGGTCGGCTTCAAATCCGCAACTGGCAGGACAAGGAAGGCAACAAGCGCCGCTCGGCCGAGATTCTTGCCGACAGCGTTTACTTTGGCGATTCTAAGCGCGACGGTGACGGCGGCAAACCCAAGGGCGAGCCGACCTACGACCCGACCGGCGGCTTCTCGCAGCTCGCGGGCGATGACAGCGAATTGCCGTTCTAAGGGGGCGTTGAAAACGTGGATGCTAGATTGAAAAGTTGCCCGTTTTGTGGTGAAGCACGTGCCATCGCCCTCACAGCTAGATACGGTCGTGGTCGATGGATCGTCTTTGCCAGATGCGAAATGTGCGGTGCGCAAGCACGATGCTTTTCATGCGCGGAAGACCCATCTATTGACGAATGGACTAACGACGCTTGTTACAAAGCCGTTTCCGCATGGAATAAGCGACCAGTTGGAGGTGCATAAGCATGGCAGAAAAGCGAATGTTTACGAAGTCCATCATTGACAGCGACGCATTTCTTGAAATGCCGCTTTCGGCTCAGGCACTCTACTTCCACCTCAATATGCGTGCCGACGACGATGGCTTTGTAAACAATCCGAAGCGAATCACCGACTACGTCAACGCCTCGGCTGATGATCTGAAAATTCTGCTTGCCAAGCGATTTATCATCCGCTTCGATTCTGGCGTCATTGTCATCAAGCATTGGCGTATGCACAACACGCTCAGGAGTGACCGCTACCGTCCGACAGATTATCAAGATGAACTTGCGCTGCTCTGCGTCAAAGCAAACAAAGCCTATACTGAACGAGAGTCGGAGGGAAGCGACCCGAACTTGCCGCCGGTGGTTGCCGAACGGTTGCCAGATGGTTGCCAAACGGTTGCCAATCTGGCAACCCAGGTAAGAGTAGTAGAGAGTAGTAAAGGTTTAGGTAAGGATAGTGAAGGTTTAGATAAGGCTAGAGAAGATTTATCTGCTCCGAGCGCAGAGCCGGAAACCGTCTCCGCGCCGCCGATCATCAGCATCATTCTGAATGACAAGTCGTTCTTCGATGTGTCTCCGGAGGATTACAACCGCTGGTGCGAGCTGTACCCCGCTGTCAACGTCATGCAGGAACTCAGGAAGATGTCAAGCTGGAGCACCGACAATCCCAAGCGGCGCAAGACGAAATCAGGAATCCGCCGGTTCATCAATGCTTGGCTTTCCAAGGAGCAGGACAAGGGCGGGCAGTATCGTTATCAGGGTGGTAGCTCCAGCGGCAACGTGTTTACCGACATTGCGGAGGGAATGAGAAATGGACAGGCTTGAAACAGCTGACATTTTGGCAGTTCTGAAAGCCGCCTATCCCCAGTTTTACAACGGGCTTAGCCCCAAGGAGGCAAACAAGATCGTCGATCTCTGGGCTGAGATGTTCAAGGATGAGCCCGTCATGGTCGTTGCCGTTGCAGTAAAAGCCATGATCGCCTCGCGGACAAATACGTTTCCTCCGAACATCGGCGAAGTCAAAGAGCAAATCACGAAGATGCGTATGCCGAAGGAAATGACTGCTGCTGAAGCGTGGACGCTGGTCTATCGGGCGATTGCAAACAGCGGCTACAACGCGAAAGAAGAATACGACCGCCTGCCACCTACGATTCAGCGGCTTGTCGGT